CAGAAAATGATGATGTGTCTAAATCATTTATGAAACCAATTTCAGTCACGATCCCCTCTGTGTCGGCTGGAATATCATGTGTTTCTGTAAATCCTGGAGAAATAACCATTGATGTGGCCGGAACTTATGAGATGATTGTCCAGCCGCAGATAGGAAAAGATAGCGGCGCATCTAAATTGGATATGACCATATTCTTTCAAGTCGATACGGGAAGTGGTTTTGTGGATCTTGCCAATAGTGCGGCAAGACTGACAATCAAAGACCCGGATCGGCAAGATGTTTTAATTGTCGCGGTTACCAAAAAACTCTCAAAAGGGGATAAAATAAGCACGGTGCAAAGAGTTGAGTCAACAACTGGCGGCATGGGATTAAAAGCTACTGCCGCCGAAGTCGGACCACCAACAGTTCCGGCCACGCCCTCCGTCATTTGCTCAATATTTAGGGTCGGAGGTTTCTAAATAATTTTCAGAACTCCTTCTTGACAAATTCAGACCCCCAGCTATAATTTAATCCAGTAAGGCTTTTTTACAAAAGTGGTGACCCTGTTCTGCGGAGCAGGAAATCTCTAAAAGAGTGAAAATAACCAAAAATTCATTTTTTTCACTACTTTTTTCGAGGTAATGCCATGTCTCTTGTAGATAATGCAAGGAATCCGAGAGGATTTCAGACAAAGCCTAAAGATGAAATTCAGTTCATAACAACTTCGGCAGTATTGCCGACTTTGACTATTGACACGAATATCTATGACTTAGGCCAAGTCTTAATTGACGGCATAATCGCGGTTTTGACCACTGACTACACGTTTTCCGGCGGAGTTTTGACTCCGGTGGGGGCTGCTACAGGTGCTGTTTTTACCGTCGAGCGTGTCACCAAATCGGAAGAAGTGGATACCCGCCCACTTTAATAGGAGAAACCAATGGCTGTTATTTTACCAGGACAACAGAACGGTGTTGGAGCGATTGATGCTCTTCTTCTAAAAGCGTTTGGACAGGAAGTATTCACTGCTTTCGAGGAAACCACCGAAATGGACGGTCTTCATACTATAAAGACCTCCCAAAAGGCACGATCAGTTCAGTTCCCAGTTTTGGGTAAATTGACTGCATCGTACCATGAACCCGGAGTTGAACTTTTTGGTCAACAGACGAGACAGACTGAGCGCGTAATCACTGTGGATCGACTTCTTGTTGCAGCCGTTGAAATATACGACTTGGACGAGACTTTCGCCCACTTTGAAACACGTTCTCATTTCACTCGTCAGCTTGGCCGCGCAATTTCACTTGAGTTTGACCGACATATCGCACAAGTCGGGATGCTCGCCGCGATTGACGTTTCAGAAAAGAAAGACTTTGTGAACAAGAACTTTGACGAAGGTGTTGCAGACAACGATAATCCTACTGTGGATGAGGTCAATATTGACCAAGACCAGGTAGGTGCTATCGCTACTGCAGACGAGATTTTCACTTGGGCTAAAGAGGCTTCTCTCCGGTTCGACAATAGGTTTGTTCCTATGGACCAGAGATTCCTGCTTCTACGGCCTCGCGACTTTTACACCATTACTTTTGCTTTTCAGTCTCAAGGTGGTGGGTTTTTCCTGTCTCCACAAGGACTTGATGGCAAAGCGGCAGCTATGCGTCCACGGGATTTTCCTTTGGCAGGCATAACTCTCCGCATGAGTAATGTCATGGATAAAGTCACGACTACAGCTCATTTTGCATCGAACACGGAAACCCGCAAGGGCAAACGCTACGCTGCAACTGGAGCCGCAGAAGCAACTGGAGGTCTGACTGTGGATGATCCTTATTTCAATGCAGAATTTGAAAAGGTTACAGCCCTGGCTCTTACGCCGGACGCTGTAGGCACATTGAAATTCAAGGATCTGCAAATCGAGACTTTCCGTGATGTTCGCCGCCAGCAAGATTTCATCGTTGCAAAAATGGCTGTGTCCCACGGTGTCTTGAGTCCAGACACTGCAATCATAATTCACGACCAGGCGTAAAAACCCGGAAGTGAATTTAGAAAGTCCAGGGCTGGCTGCCTCCGTAGCTGGTCCTGGACTTTTTTTTACATTACCCTATAATTAGAGCATGGCAGAAACAAAACTCATAGCCGTAAATCAGATGCTGGACAGCATTGGCGAGCGGCGAGTCAACAGCCTGGGAGCAAATTCTGGGGATGCAGCCCTGGCAGAGCAGATTCTGGATGAGGTAAATAAGGAAATTCAGGCACACGGCTGGTTTTCAAATATCCTGAAAAACCTCACTTTAGAGATAAACCCCAATAATGACGAACTGATTCTCCCGGCAAAAATCCTGAAAATAAAACAGATTGCAGGCCAAACACCCATAGTTCTTGTGGGCGGCAGAGCTTTTGACAAGCTAACAAATAAATTCACATTCACCACAACCGTCACCGCAGACGTAACAGTTTTCCGGGAATTCGAGGATATTTCCTTTCCTCTCCGGGTTTATATCACAAAAGTATCTGGAAAAAGATTCCACCAATCCAGCCTCGGTAGCATAAAAATAGATCAATTTAACGATCAAGCCGTTGCCATGGCAAAAGCACTAGCTAAAAAAGAGGATTCCGACACAAGCCAAAGGAACATTTTGACGGATAATATCACCTCCAGATCCATTATAAACAGGAATAGCAACAATCTTAGACTGCTAGATTTCAGGTTTCCAACCTCACAAACACTACCTCCCGTTGCGCCATAAATGCCAAATGTATCTTATACAATTCCAAGTCTTTTGGGAGGGGTGTCACAGCAGCCTGACTCTCTGAGGAGAATTGACCAATTTTCTCAACAAGAAAATATAAATCCCTCTATTGTAGATTCAATAAAAAAGCGAGCCGGATCTGAATTTATCCGCAATCTGGACAATCTTCTGGGAACGGATGCTGTAAGAATCCATGTATTTGAAGCATCCAACAAAATAAAATATTTTGTTGTTGCCACACCGGAAGGAAGCCTGAGAATATATCAGGTGTCGGATGGAGTTGAAATTGCATTTACAAATCCAGGAGCTTTTGCAGCTTATTTGACTGAACCACTAATCACAGATGTAAAAAATATAAAGTTCACAAATATAGGAGACACGGTTTTCTTTCTGAACACAGAAAAAGATACTTCTTTTGAGACTGACTTGGAGGCTGCGGAAATAGAATCTGTTGGAAACAGAATATTTGAATTTGAAACCACGGAAGAAAAAGTAAAGAGCCTTGGTGTAGAAATTCCTATAGAAGCTGATAATTGGTTAGACACAATAGCATATAAATCTGGCGATACAGTAACATTTTTTGGTACAGTATTCAAATCTATAACTATATTCGCAACAAAAAACAAACAGCCTAATATAAGTCCAGCAGAATGGGAAATAGTTGATACATCACCCACTGTGGACGATCTAAAACCATTTGATGATTTAAGGGCTTATGCACAGGGAGATAGAGTGCAATTTCAAAGTGGAATCTGGGAAGCCTTAGTGCAAATATCTGCGCCGAAAACTGGGAAACTCAATGAATTTGATCCTGAAGACTGGAAACTTTTGTTTGAAGATGAGGTAGTTAAATCTCCGAAGGTAACTGAATTAGGAAACAATCCTCCTTTTATCATTGGAGATATTGCAAAAGTAGGAAGCATTTTCTACAAGCTCACAGATATTGAAATAGTAGCTCTACCACAATCCCAGCCGACTAAACTTATATGGAAACCTTCCTGGCAGAAAGATGTAAAAATCTCCAGAATAAAAAGATCCACAATGCCACACAGATTGACTTTGGTTGACGATTCTGGAACTTTTAAATTCACCATAGATGAGGTTCTTTGGGATGATCTTTGGCATGATACAGATTCTGCTGGATTAAAAGAAGACGAAACCCCGTCTTTCTTACCTTTCGGAACAGTTAAAAAACAAATCCAAGACCTTACTTTCTTCAGAGGCAGGTTCATATTCGCTTCTGGGGAGAGTATTATCATGTCAAAAACAGACGATCTCTTTAACTTCTTTCCCAAGAACATCATAGGGGAGGTTCTGGATGATGATCCAATAGACCTAACAGTAGTCAGCCCAGGCTCCGCAATCATTAAACAAATAGTGCCATTCAACAAAACCTTGGTTCTACTCAGTAACGAAAAACAATTTGAACTGGCCGCGCAAGCCATCCTGACTCCTACAACCGTGAGCGTCACAGAAACCACAGGCTATGCCACAAACAATGACGTAAAGCCGATTACGGTTAGAAATTCACTTGTATTTGTAGCCGAAGAATTCAGCAATACACGAAGCTACGAGTATTTCTTTCAGGAAGCTCTCAATACAAGTGTAGCTAATGAAATTTCAGACAACACACCCACATTTGTTCCTGCCGGGGTGATTCAAATTGCAGGTTCCAGCACTTCCGACAGCTATTATCTGTTAAGCACAGACGAACCGAAGTCCATATTCATCTACAATTATTTCTGGCAGGGAAACAGAAAGGTTCAGTCTTCATGGCACAAATTTACCTTTGACCATATATCAAAAATCATAGCAATTTTCGTCATAGACGATACGTTATTTACTCTAGTTCAATATGCCAACAGCACAGAAATTGGATTGGAAAAAACATTTGTAAAAAGCCTTCCGTCTCAAACCATAGGAACGACTAAACTCCCTGTGGGTTTGGATAGGAGAAAAGACGTATCCGCAATAGACCTGTTTGAATCCTTTGACTTGCCTTCCAATAAAACCACTTGGACGCTACCGTTTTCTCCAGACGCAGGAATTGTTTTAATAGATGATAATGGAGCCAGGATTGATATTACAGAAATTACTGGTGCAATCGTAAAGGCTCCCGGAGACTTAACTGCAAGAAACATCCTGTTTATCGGCCATGTTTTCGAGTCTTTTGTTGAATTGAGCAAGCAGTTTTTTCGTGACCGCAACGGAAATCCTGTCCTGGAAGGCAGACTACAGCTCCGAAACCTCGAATTGCAACACGCAAACTCTGGATTTTACAGTATAGACGTAACCCCGGAAGGCAGAAGTGAAGAACAATTTCCATTTGAGCCGTCTATTATTGGTCAAGTACAGATTGGTGTTCCCACCGTAGAGACTTTCGGTTCTTTCAAAGCTCCGATACAATCCAATGGAGAACTCACAATAATAAAACTGGGAGATGTCGGAGCCTTGAATTACCTGCCATTTAATCTGTTAAATATAACATTTACAGGACAATATAATTCTCGGAGGACTGGCTAATGTGTAGTCCTCAAGCACTTTTTGCACTTAAAACAGCCAAAGCCATTACCAGCACAATAGCCGGGGCGCGTGAGGCTGGAGATATAGCGGATATTTCTGCTGCAAATATAGAAAGCATAAGACGAGCCAATGTAGAATCCCTGCAAAATCTGGCAGAACAGGTTGAGGAAACACGGGGAGAACTCATAAAAAACCTGGATAGGAGTCTGTCTCGAATCAGTGTAACTGCCGCAGAAGCTGGATTTACTGGAGTCACAAAAGCAAGACTTGAGCGAGGAGTTGCGGCAAAGGTTCAGTTGGATCTGACTTCATTACGGAAGAACAGAGAATTTGCCATAAAAAGACTCAATTCAGCTTTCCTACAAAATACACGGAAGCAACAACTAAATTTCATTGAAGCTGGAGCCAGAAGAGACACAGCTATCGTGACTGGAATAGCCGAAATAGCTATCGCTGGAGTTGGACTTAAAACAACTCCTGATATTCAAAAGAAAATAACAGAGCAGCGCGAGAGGAAAGTTGTCCGGCCATAGAAGTATTCCTATTGCAGCACCCGCTGGACAACGGGCTGTAACATTACAGCAGGGAGCAATACAGCCTGTTATACAGGCCCCAGTAAAATCCAGCCGCGCAAGACTCCTAGCTGCGGCTCTGGGTGTGGGCGCACAAGTAGTGGAAGCTGTAGTAACTGCCGAACAGAAAAAACTTGAGACACAGCTTGCTGCAGAAAGAAAGGAATTTCTTTTTGAAGGTAAAGAGCAGGGAGAAGTAGTTGGAACTGAAGCGGCTTTGACTGCCGACAAAAGAATCCGTGAGTCCACGAATCCATTACAAACTATGTTTGATATTAGAGCAGAAAAGTTGAAAGGGCTTGATCCTGGAAACGAATTTCACAGAGCCTTTCAAGATGCTTTTGATAGTGCTTTTATGTTCCGCGCCGAAACTTCAGTAAAGCGAGGTTTGGCTAGACTCAAGAAAGCAAGACAGACAGACGGTTTGACTAACGCACTTCTAATATCAGAAAATGCTTTGAGAGAATTAGACCTAGAGGGAATTTTTGAAAAAGACGAGAAATTAACTCGTCTTGTTCTCCAAACAATTTATACCAACTACATTAAAAAAATGAAAACCCTTGGTGTTGACTTGGATTTTGCAGACAATCAATTCAAAAACAGAATAACCTCCGTGCTATTTAGTCTTAATCAAGGAAGTGCACTAGAGAGCTTTGATAAGATTAGAGGACTCAACGGACGTATAGTTTATCCACTGGGTCCAGGAGAGAAAAGACGTAGAGATGCTGAAAAAATAAAATTAGAAAAACAATTCGTAGCAAAAAAATTAGATGGAATTCAAAAAAGAGTCTTTGAAGGATTAACCAGCGGCCAAAAGCTTGCAGATACTCTTACTCCAGAAGAAGGAATATTTCTTTTTACAAATGCCAAAAACCCATATCTAAGTTCACTGTCTCGGTTAATGCTTAAAACCAAAACAGACAACAATGAAAGAGTACGAAATGAGAAGGCGAGCGAATTTGCAAAAGCAGAAACCACCCCTACTGAACTAATACGGCTCTCAACTAATAAAGCGGGTGCGGATATATGGGATTCTTTTAATGATGTACAAAAATTCAAACACTTTAAGAATACTCGACAAGTATCAATATTGGGAGCCTCTGGATTTAGACAACATTTTTCCGCAGCAATTACCGCAGGAAAACAATCTACATTTGAATTATTCTTTGAGAACCTTGGTAGAGATAAAACATTTTCTGGAATCCCTGCCGCTAAAGATGTTCTTGATGCAGAAGCTGGAGTACGCTTTGCTGAATATGTACGTCTCAGAAAATTAGGATTAAATATTATTGAAGAGCCGAGAAAACTACCAAGAGAAGCAGAAATTGGAGAATCTCCAATAATGGCCAGACTTCAAGACATTGATGATATTGAAAATCCAGAACTGGCCCTAGCCAAACAACGAGCATTTTGGGCAGATAAAAAAGTATTAACAGATTCAGAAATAAGAGACGCACTGGGACAAGACGTAAAATTTCCCAAACAATTCATAGTAGATAAATCAATGGATGACTTTTTTGAAGATTTTGGGAAGGTAGATTCTGTCTGGTGGTGGCCTGATCCTTTTATATTCGATCCAGATACAATAGGAAATATAAAAAGAAACAAAATTCGTAGAATACATCGGTTTTTTCAAATAACTAATAGAGACATAACTTCTACAGAAATTCTTAATATACCGGAATTCAAACAAGCTACCCTTAGAATATTGGAAGACCGAGTTATAATTCCAACTAGCAAAGGTGGTGGAATACCCACACAAATAAGAACACGATGAACAGACATATTTACAAAGAGGATCAAGGACACGATGTTGAACTGGAAGCACTCTATCAAAAAATAGAAGAAGAAACAGAGAGTGATAGAGAAATGGGTGTTATTCCGGCTATGGACGGAGATGGGTATGTCGTAATTGATCTTGAATCAAAAATACCAATTACTTCTGGGGGGATAGTCCAAATATTTAAACCTACAGATGTTGGAGACAGACTCATATCCGAACAAGAAAAAATCAGACCGGAACTTGTAGATGATGAAATTCAAGCACTAAAAATTCTTATTCCAAAAATGACCAGAAAAGAATTAGATGCGTTTATTGGAATAAGAAAAGAAGAAAACATAGTCAGCAATCAATTTAGACTAGAAGTAAAATCTGCCTTAGATAAAATTGATAATAATATGCCGGACGAAGATCGTGCAGAAGTAATAGACGAAATAGCCGAAATAGCAGAAGAAGGATATAATGCGCTTGGTGATTTTTTTGAAGAAAATTCTTTAGAAGAACTAAAAAAAGTATTTCTAAACCAAGATCCTGCTTTATTAGCTGCTATTAAAAACAATAACCCACTTCTTCTAAATGGTGATATTCTATCTTTTTCTGGTTCTTTTGACCATGTTGAACAATTCACCCCAATCACACCCCCATTTCAAATCTTTCAGGATTTTTTCACCAAATACGGAACATTTCGTGGTATAGCTGATTATTTAACTCAATTAATATTAGAACCTGCTGAATTAAATTATCCAGATATAGGAGGACTGGGTGGGATGATGTTAGACCAGACAGACCTACCTCCCCTAACACCCAGAGTTTTTCCTGAAGATATTATACTTAGGATTGTAAATATAGATGCTTCCCAAGAAAAGGGCGAGCTTGTTATGAAAGAGGAGTTTGAACACCTAAAAACAAAACTTCTAAATGGTGAATTATCAGAACCTATGGTAGAGGAAGTATTTCAATTCATAAACTTCAGAACAAAAGAAAATGAAGAAGCCGGAAAAAGACTAAACGAAGCTGGAATATTAGCCACTATAATAGGAGGAATTCCGACGGTCGCTATGGATGCAATACCGTTCTTTGTAACAGGAGGAGCTACATCCACACTACAAGCAGGAAAATTAGAGGCGATGGCTGCTTTAATGAATGTTGCCGCCAGAGATATTGGGGGTATAGAACCTACAACATCTATTAACTATGCCGTAGAAGTACCAGTAGGCGCGGCATTAGGTGCTGGATTTTTTAAATTATTTAGGTTTATTAAGGGACAGAAATTAGCCAATGATGGTGTTCCTCTAAAAGAAATACTCCAAATAACAGAGGGAGAGGCCAATAATTTCAGAAAAAACATGGAAAAAACAGTATTTAGTGAAAAACTAACGGACGATGTTTTTTCTGCAAAAGTAGAGGAGCTTGCCGGAACTGCAGTACAAGAAAGTAATTTAGTTAAACAACTAAAAAATATGTCAGATACAATAGACTTACCGGAAAACATGAGAGACGTTACTCCAGAAACTGTAGCTGCTTTTTTTGAGATAACAAAAGGTCGGCCTAGATTATCTACTGAAGTAATTAAACTAGAAGAACTTACAGACACTATAAAAAGACTTAATGAACTTATAGAAAAAACTGTTACTGCTGAGAAAATATCAGATGTACCTGAAGAAATTCTAGGAACGCTTATAAAAACAAACAAGAATGATCTAAGTCCAACATTTATGGTGAACGACAGCTATCCAGGAAATCTTGAATTAACACATCCACAAGCTCCAGTTAGCCAATTCGATATTGATATTCTGGTGAGACGGCCTTCAATACAAATAGCAGATGATGATATATTAAGAACCACGATGGGGGAAGAGATTGCGCGGAGAATTAAAGAGACTCTGGCTGGAAAAGGATCAAAAGCTAAAGTCACTGGCATAAAAGAAACCTTTACAGAATTTTTAGAAAAGAAAGGTCTTTCAATAAAAAACATGACACAGCAAGCCCCAGATTATAATAAACTATTAGAGGAGTATCAAAAACTATAATGGGATTATTTAATAGATTATTGACGCAGCCGATAGTGAAGGCATTAAAACCTAAAAACATGACATCTGCCTTGAGTAAAACCATAGAAAAGGTCAAAGCCACTCCCGGAGCCACATTCCGTGCCGGAAAAGGTGTGATTGGTTCTGGTTTGGGTTTTACTTTTGGTGGTGTAACAGTTGGACCTAAGATTATTTCTCAGTTTGGGAAGGCTCTTGCAACAAGATCCCTTCGCAGACCTCTGAAAATAGACAAAAGCTTATTTGATCCCAACCTAAAAAGCCTTGATCCACAAGTTCCATTACTTAAAGACATAAAAAGATTTGATCCAGACCTAACTCTAGCAGTAAGTAGAAGACCAGATAAAGGTATAGCAAAAAAAGCAGTAGAGCTTGGATCAAGGGGCGTTACTTCATTTATACCTAAAGTAAGGGTTTCTGGAATACCTAAATCAGACAACCCAGCTATAAATAAAGCTAGAGGTTTGCGTAGGCGAATTGGACTTCTTATCGCAGATCAAACCCAGCCAATCCTCGCAAACGAACAAGGAATAATACTTGGGCGGTCTATAGAATCTTGGAAAGAAACATTTAGAAGTAAATTCTATATGCTTAAAGCACAAACAGATAAGTTAATTGATGAGGAATTAAGTAAAGTTCCAGTATCACAAATGAGAAAAAAATTCATAAATGGTAGAGCTGAATTAAAGAACAACGAACTAATGGCAGAAGTGCAAAATCCTGGAACAAGCAAATCACCTAATATACAATTAGCCGCAAGACTAACTAAGGTTTTTACTGATGAACTAGCTGATGCTCAACAAGCAGAAAAAATGTTGGGAGAAAGACTTAAAAACTGGCTTCCACATAGATATGACAGAGAAAAAATATTAAATGACCGGAAAGCGTTTAAAACGTGGGCAGCAAAAAACTTTTTACGATTTGATAGACCGGAACCAAAAAATGCTATTGAGGCTCAACAGTTTGCAGAAGACGCAAAAAAATTCTCAGAAGATTTTTATACTGGAGAAATGTATTTAAAAGGCTCTCACAAAATAGGTTTGGAATTAAGTTCTTCCCACCACCGACCAATTACTTGGCCTTTTAAAGTTAAAAAAGAATATCTTATAACAAATTTTGATGAGCTTCTATTTGATGCTGCTGAAAAAGTTGGTACAAGAATTGGTGCTAGAAAAGTCTTTGGACAAGGAACCATAAGCCCTAGATTTTCAAGAACAGAAATAGATAAAATAACAGGAAAACCAGCAATAGAAAAAGACTTAATAACAGGAGAGGATTTAACAGTAGAGGCAAATCCTGTTTTTGAAGCTATAAAAAAAGTCGATACTGCATATCAAAAAGCATTTGATAAAATGGAGTCTGGAAGTGCTAAAGATTTATTAAAATCAGAACAACTAGAAGCAGTTTCCGATCTAAATAAAATGGCAACACAAGCATTTACTGGGCGTGGATTTGAACCAGATATAGGATTTAAAGAACCACACAGAGTTAGTCTATTTGCTTCTGAAACAGCCACTAGGTTTTTGATGATGGTTATGACTCCAAAAGCAGCCTTCAATTCCATAACAGAATTAACACGAACTGTTGTATCTAGCGTACACTCTGCCCCACAATTTATTGCTTTGATAGAAGAAGTATTTAGAGACAGAAAACTATTTGTAAAAGACAACGATTTAATGCAACAATTAGGACTTCAATTTGAAGAACAATCTTCAATGATGGTGTCCATGCTTGAAGGATTTCTGAATCAAGGTTCGACTGCCAATAAATTCGGTCAAGATTTCTGGGGAAAGAAAATGTCAACTGTAAGTAAGGTTACGGCTGCTGGTGTTAAAGCATTTGCTGCGGCTTCTTGGCAAACACAAAATAGATCCATGACAAGAATATCTGCCGCAATTATGCGCCCCGTAGAATTGATGCAAGATATAGACCTACTGGTTAGAGGAAAATTACCAAAAGTAACGGAAACATATTTAGCCAGTATCAATATAAATAGAGAAAATGGACCAGCTATCTTAAACCAATATCATGGTAATGCAAAAACAACATCCTTATTCTCAAGCCAAAGAGGACTTACAGACTTTAATCTTCCCGCTTGGAGAGATCCTAAAACCGGCGATCCTGAGGCTGCCGATTTATTTTTAGATGCTGTGAGACGAGAAGTTGAAAAATCAGACTTAACTGGAACCAAAATAGGCCAAGCTCCATGGTTCGCACAAAATCCATCTGGGAGATTCCTTCTCGCTCTGGGTAGATGGCGATTCGCTCAACAAGATTTTTTCGGTAGAAATCTTATAAACGGAAGAAATGGCACAGCAATCACCACAATAACTTTTCTTGGAACAGCACTTTATTTAGAAACAATGAAAAACTTTGCAAATAAAATTCAACGAGAAAGAAGTGTAGAAGACGCTATTAGTGGTTTTGATATTCCTACAGAAATAGAAGTAGCTGCCAATAATCTCTCCCTTATAGGACCAACACAAAGTCTCCTAGATGCTATGAATAGAAGTAAATTCCTAGCAGAAAATACTCTAACCATCCCCGCCATTATAAGCAGACTCCGAGACAGGAGTATAGACGAAACTCCGGGGCAGAGAAAATTTGAATCTGGAAGAGTTGTGGAAGCACTTGCTGGCCCAGGTGTATCTAAAATAAGTGAATTAAATCGTGTAGCCAATGCTGATCCAAATTTCAGGGGAGCAATAAGGATGCTGCCTTTTGCACAACTCGCAGAACTTTGGGCACAGGCTCTTGGATTAACAGAAATGTCAGATTTTATTTTCGGAGATCCAAGAAGATCCAATACAAAATTGCCTGGAATGAGATCCCTTAGATCCTCCTCATTAAAGCAGGCTTTACGTTGAATATTGACATTAAAAAAGAAGGAGTAAAATAGAATCATGGCATTTTTTGCAAGAGTCACATTCACGGGCGACAATTCGACTACGAATTTCGCAGTCACCTTTGCGCCCAATTTTATCTCAGAAGCCGATATAAAGGTTTTTGTCAATACCGTAGAGCAGTCCTTCCCGACTTTCACCTTCGACAGCGGCTCCAACGAAATAGTTTTCGCCACCGCTCCCGCTACCGGAGACATCATTCTCATTCAAAGGCAGACAAATAGAACCACAAAAGCCGTGGATTTTATCAATCTAACCTCATTAGCAATAAGTTTTTCAGCTCCGGCTGTAACCTTACTGTCCA